GGCACTCCAGTTAATTTAATGGAAGAAATTGAGGCTCACGTAACCCAAGAAATGGGTAAGCAAGGACTTGCTATAAATTGGCCAGGAGTAATTCAATGGTTTAAAGATCATTGGTTACAAATTCTTTCTCTCTTATCTCTTATTTCTCTTCTTTAATTCGGAGAGTTTTAAATGAAACTTGATTTACCACACTGCTCATCACCAACGGTTGCTATAAAAGTTTATCATCCTAATGGAATCTCTGATATTGAACAAATTTCTGGCATCCGTTCAATAGATATTCCTGATGATACTTATTTAGTTATACTCGACGGAAAGAATGTTATTGGCAAAATTACTAATAGCTGGGGATATGATAGAATTCAATGGTTATCCTATAAGCCCGAATATCATAATCCAGAACGCATGGCTCCAAAACCCGTAGAGCCCGAAGTGGAACCAGAAGTGGAACCAGAGGTAGAACCAGAAGTGGAACCAGAACTTGATGACTCAGGAATATTTTGTACGGCCGAGTTACCAGACCTCTCGGAAGATGAAGAAAACAATGAGATCAAGGATGAATGCGAATAATCTAGCCGCTGACGGCCGCCTGATACAAAAAGCAAATCCGTTGGTCTCTTGATACAGATGAATGAAAACGACACTGGAAGAATTTCGAGAAACCGTTGCTCAAGGTTTGCGCAGTCGCACGCTGACGACTTGCTCCCGGTGGGCCGAATATCGTCGAGTCATGGGAGAACCATTTCCAGGACAATACAGTTTTGAACACCACCCGTGGTGTAGAGAAATTTCAGATTCCACTGCTTCCTTCAATTCAGCAATGAAGTCAGCACAAATGGGAGTCACGGAAATAGCAATCAATCGTGCTCTTTATACTGTTGATGTTCTCAAAAGAGATGTGCTATATGTATTACCAACCCTAACCAATGCTAGCGATTTTTCAAAGGCAAGATTTAGCACAGCCCTTTTATATAGCCCTTACTTAAAAGAAATATTCACAGACACAAATACTGTAGGTTTAAAGCAAGCTGGAGGTGTAAATCTTTATATCAGAGGTTCACGCGGCGATAGTAACTTAAAATCCATTCCAGTATCAACGTTGATTCTGGATGAAATGGACGAAATGGATCAAGATCAAATTTGGTTAGCATTAGAACGGTTATCTGGCCAAATACGAAAAAATGTGTGGGCAGTTTCGACCCCAACAATTCCTAAAAAAGGAATTCACAAACTATTTGTTCAGGGCACTCAAGAACACTTTATATTTCAATGCCCGCATTGTAATAAATGGACTGAATTTATATGGCCGGATTGTGTTGAAATAATTGGCGAATCTGTCAATGACCCTCGTTGTAATGAATCTTATTTAAAATGTAAAGAATGTCAAGGACGATTTGAGCAACGAGTATGTGAAGATGGACGTATTGATCAGTGGCAAAAACTTGAAACTTTAAAAACAGCCAAGTGGGTTCCTACAACTGACAATTGTAAACAAGATTCACGAAGTTTTCATATTAATCAACTTTATTCTTATACGGTTAGTCCTGGTGAAATAGTAATTGCTTATTTTCAAGGTTTCGGAGACGAAGGGGCTACCAGTGAATTTCATAATTCAAAACTTGGATTACCTTATGTCGGAGAAGGGGCACAAGTAACAGATGAAAAAATTCAAGATTGTATAAGAGCCCACACAAAAAATGACCCTCGGCCACAAACTGGGGGTGAACGATTAATAACAATGGGAATTGATCAAGGTAAATGGAATCATATTTGTGTTATTGAGTGGTTTATTGAAGAGATGGGTAGAGATTTAAATGTTGCAGCCATTGCAAAATTACTGTGGGAAGGAAAAATACTAGGTGATGAATTTAGTCGCCTCGATATTTTGATGCGAGATTGGCAAGTTCTTCATTGTGTAATGGATGCGGATCCTGAAATTAATGAGGCCCGACGTTTTGCACGACGCTTTCCAGGATATGTTACACTATGCCGGTATCGTCGTGGTGTAACTGGCAAGGAGATTGTAATAACAGAAGATGACCTTGGAACTCCAATTGCTACCGTTGACCGAACAAATTGGATTGATGCTTCATTAAGTCGGTTTCATAATAAACGAATCCTTTTACCCGCGGATTTAAGTTACGAATATAAAGACCATATCAAGAACGAAATTAGAACTTATGAAAAAGATGATACTGGCAATTTAAGAGCCAAATATGTAAACACAGACGCAGACCACTTTTGTCATGCAATGACTTATGCTGAAATAGCACTACCTCTTGCTGCAAGTTATGTAACCAATAAGCCCATTCCTGCGTTCTTATGATGAAAAATATTAAAAAAAGTGCTTATGGACCAGTGCTACCGCCAGCACCTAAACCAGTTCCACCGAAACCAGTGCCATCGCCAGCACCGCCAGCACCGCCAGCACCGCCAGCACCGCCAGCACCGCCAGCACCGCCAGCACCGAAACCTCCTACATTAATTAAAGTTTTTGTCCCATCAACTTTTAAATTACCTGGTATCAAAACATCATTATCTCAATTTCTTGATGGATTACAGCAAGCCTTTAATGCCTGGACTAAGGTATGCAATGTACAATGGCAATTAGTACAAAGTGTCCCCTATTCTGTAAATTTTACATTAGTAAATGATCCAAGTTTTGTTGCCAATGTTACAGGTTTAAGTCGAGGACGTGGAACAATTAATATTTCAACGGCTCCTAATAAAGCTGTTCAATGGGATACTCATACTAATATGAGTTATCTACTTATCATACATGAACTGGGGCACATTCTTGGCCTCGGTGATTGGGAAGATGGTAAACATCCTAATTCTATAATGAATTGGGGAACTCGTCCCTCGGGGCCTGGCCCAGAAGATATTTTATCCGTTCAAAAGATTTGGGGAAAGCCCCAAGGAGTAAAATAATGTTACCAAGAGTTCGAGAATACATTCGTGCAGTATTAGTTTTAGTCACATTAGGTTGGGACTTCCCCGTAATTACTTGGTGGCGATCGCGTCCAAGAGTAGTGGCCCGGATTGAAAAGAGACGAGCGGCTTTGAAGCGGGTATTACAGCCAGTGAAGTGGCTGTTGAGTTTACCAATTCGATTTGTTAAACGGATTTGGTAAGATATGAAACCTGAAAATCTTGCACGATCTATTCGAGAAAGGGAAAATCCAAGAATGGCGCATAATCGCCATCTCAAAGATCGTTATGGAATCACAATTGAAGAGTATGATTTATTAGTGCAAGCGCAAAATGGTCGCTGTGCAATTTGTGGAACTACAAATCCTGGCGGTAGAAAAGTTAGATTTTGTGTTGATCATGATCATATAACAGGTAAGATTCGTGGCTTACTATGTAGTCCCTGTAACCGAGCATTGGGTGGCTTCCACGATGACCCCCAACTGCTTCGTGTAGCAATTAACTATTTAATAAAGGAGTAACAACTGTGCCTAATGTTCCGAGGATAATTGATGCAAGACATTATACTAGTGGTGTCCGTGTAAGGTAACTTACAATGAAACAACAAGGCTATATGCTGGAAACCCCGAGTATGCAACAGTACGCTTCGCGTAACAATCTGCTTGCTGCGGACAATCAGCAGGGAAGGCTCGAAAGAGAACCCTCAACGACTACACGCCTTGCTCCCTTTAAGGGATGAAGATATAGTCTGGACTGCATGGCGACATGCAGAGGTTGGCAGAAATGACCAACCCGACTCTTATGAGTTGGTAACAGATTGCCAAATTATCTCCGAGATATGCACTAAATTACTGGTGCCTTATATGGTAACATGTAAAGTAAAACAAGGCTATATGCTGGAAACCCCGAGTATGCAACAGTACGCTTCGCGTAACAATCTGCTTGCTGCGGACAATCAGCAGGGAAGGCTCGAAAGAGAACCCTCAACGACTACACGCCTTGCTCCCTTTAAGGGATGAAGATATAGTCTGGACTGCATGGCGACATGCAGAGGTTGGCAGAAATGACCAACCCGACTCTTATGAGTTGGTAACAGATTGGGTGGATGCTTTGGAGAGATTGCTATTATGGGGGCGTTGATTTTGTTTTTAGACATCTCCATAAGTTCAGTAACAGAGAGTCAGACTTAGATTTTACAAACCGGCGTCAAATAACCCCAGTTCCATCATTTGCTAAAACAGCAATCAATGAAATTCGGAATGCTATTTTTCAACGGATGAGTGATTGTATTCGTCGAGGTGGCACAGATGCTTATACTCAAACAATAGCCGGACTTAATGGCGGCGTGGATCTTCGTGGCTCTAATATGAACTTTTTCATGGGCCATAAAGTTCTTACCGACCTATTAGTAATGGGTCAGATCGGGGTATATGTAGACATGCCTCCTGTCAATGGCCCAACTTTAGCAGATACATTAGGTATGCGGCCTTACTTATACGTTTATCAGGTTGAAGATATCCTATCTTGGTCAGTATCTTCTCCGAGTAATCCATCAGAGTTTAAAGCATTATTATTACGTGACAGGGGCGTAGATTATCATATTGATAATTTACTCGGTGTGACTTTGCCAATAGGAAGTTATGAACGTTTTCGTTTAGTATGGATTGACCCTGGTACAAGTCATGTTATGGTTCGCTTCCTTAATACAGCGGCCGAACCAATTGATCCTATGTCGGGCCTTCCAACATTAGACCCACCAATTGAACTGCAACTCACTCGTATCCCATTTGTATTACTTGATATTGGTGAAAGCTTAATGAAAGATGTGGCAAACCATCAAATTGCCCTCTTAAACCTCGGATCTAGTGATGTTTCGTATGCTTTAAAGGCAAATTTTCCCTTTTACACTGAACAACAAGACCTAAGATCCATCGGAGATCACTTAAAGCATAATGTAAATCCTGATGGGTCCGCAATGACTGGTGGACAGCCAGCATCAGATAAAGACAAGCTAATTGGTCCAACACAAGGGATCGCATATGACTTGAAGGCTGAACGACCGGGTTACATTCATCCCTCAGCAGAGCCTTTAAACGCCTCAATGGCACTTCAAGACAGGCTAGAAGATCAAATTCGTAAATTAGTACATTTAAGCGTACTCAATAAATCTGGTCAGCCATTCTCGGCTGAAGTAAAAGAAATGGTTGGACAAGGGTTAGAGGCCGGATTGGCTCATATTGGCTTTGTTTTGGAGATTGCGGAACGAAGAATTGCTGATTATTGGGCTTGTTATGAAGAAAAA